CGCTTCGATGTGCAGGGTCCTGATGCGCGCCGTGTAGTTGTAGCCGATGAGCACCTTGGAGGCCGGGATGTCGAGCGTGACCACCCCGTTGTTCACCGCCTTGCCGTGGTAGGGCACGCCGTCGGCCAGCATACTGACCAGCATGCCGTTGAGGTGCCACAGCCCGGTGATGGTGGTGACCGGCGGCCCGACGTACAGCAGCGCATCATCGAGGTAGAAGCCGTCCTCCAGCGCCGCACCGTCTTCCAGACCCGGCTGGCCGACCTCGACATGCCGCACCGTCTGCCCGCCGACCACCCGCTCGACGATCATCCACAGTTCGTCACCGCCCAGCCCCGGGATGGAGGCGACCCCGCGCGCCAGTCCGCCGCCGCCAATCTGGTGGTGATGCCAGCCGACCACCTGCTGGTCGCGCTCGTAGGTCATCGCCACCATGTCGCCGTCGGCGCGCGCGTACCAGATCATCAGGTCGGGCACCGCCACGTAGGCCCCTTGGATCAGTCCGGGGGCGGTGATGTGCTCCGACAGGATGGTGAGGTCGGGGGCGGCGTAGCTGTCGGTCTGGAAGTTGTAGACGAACTCGCGCAGGCGGCGCGCCGGGTTCTCGTTCCTGCCCTTGCGCTGGGTGAACAGGATGGCGGGACCGGCCCGCACCGGCTTGACCAGCGCCGTGCCGAACGATGTTTCACGTGACACCTTGATATTGGTCGAGGTGATCGCCTCGTTCGCGTTCGAGGCCGCCACCGTGTACTCGCCCGAGGTGGCGTTGACCACCAGCCGCTTGGTGGTCGACAGGTAGCGGATGGCGTCGACCTGATCGGAACTGATGGTGTAGTTGTAGGACAGGTCGGCCTTGTCGCCGTCCTTGTAGTTGAGGTAGGCGTCGATGTCGCTGCCCCACAGCGTCGTCGGCTGCCATTCCGTGTTGGCTGCCACCAGCCGCTGCTCGTGGAAGGTGGCGGTGGTCGGGTAGCCCCGATAGTCGGACCACGCCCCCTCCTGCCACATCCATGACGACCGGGCGGAGTAGGCGGTGTAGGGCGTGCGGTACTTGACGATGTTGGCGTAGGCCTGCTGCGTGTTGATGACGTCGGTGACCTGCACCACGCAGTAGCCGGAATGTTCGTAACTCATTTGCGCGACTTCGCCCGCCGTGCCGTAGAACACGTCGACGATGCCGCGCGTGTGCGTCGGGTAGGATGCGGTCGAGGCCATAACGCCACCGCCGCCCGACACCACAAAGTACACGTTGCCCTTGTACTCCCAGAAGGTGTTGTTCGCGACGGTGACCGTCGCCCCCGGTGCCCATGTCGCATAGCCGAAGGATGAGCCGTTCGACTGCTCCCAGATGCGCCACAGCGAGCCGACATGCGCGTCGTTGAGCATCGGGTAGTTGAACGTCATCACCGCCGAACCGCTCGCCACGTCGAGCGACACGCGGATGCCGTCGTTGATGTTCATGTCGAGGAAGGGGCCTTCCTCGACGTTGCCGGTGTTGAGCGTCCATGACGCATGCGACAGCCGCTTGAGCAGCGTGATGGGCCAGTTCGAGGTGAACAGGAACAGCGTGTCCGCCGACTGCGTGAAGGTCATCGTGGCGATGTCCTGCGCGGAGTAGAGGGTCGCCACCTCGTAGATGCGCGAGGATACGCCGCCGCTTGTGTAGGGCGAGTAGGTGCGGCTGTCGACGTTGATGACCAGCGTCGTCGCCGTGCCGCCGGTCACCGTGAACTCGCGGTTGTTAAGCTGGTGCGTGCCGCCGATGTTGGTGAAGATGACGCGGTCGGTGGTGGAAAGCCCGTGCGCGGCGGCGCAGGCGATGGTGGTGGTGACCCCCCGCGTGATGCCGACGATGGCGCTCTGCACGTCGAAGATGATGCCTTGGTTCTTGAAGAAGCGGATATAGCCCGGGCCGAACTCCAGCATGTAGGCCTGCGTCGTAGAGAATACGAACGGCACAAGGATCGAGTTCGGATTGCTGTCCTTGACGGTCGACACGTTGAGCGTGCCGCCGCGCTTGCGCGCGCCGCCCTGCGGCAGCACCACCACGTTGGTGAGTTCGCGCGCGCCGTTCTGGTACTTGGCAAGGTCGACCCGCCCGTAGATGCGCGGGGATATTTCGCCAGCCGTGAAGTTGGTCAGGATGCTGTTGACGGTGCCCATTACACGTCAGACAGACGTGCCTGCTCCCATGTGGACAGCGGCATGATGTCGGGCGAGCCGTCCATGGCGTCGGCGAACTTGGCGTCGGCGGATATTTCCGCGAAGGCCTGCTGATACATCTTCACGTCGTTGGCGCTGTCGGTGAACGGCTTGCACCAGCGCCACGCCAGCCGCGCGGCAATGGTCGCCACCAGCCCGGGGTCGAACTCGTCGGTTGGCTTGCGCGCGATGTAGGTGAAGCGGAAGCCCTCGATGTTGCAGTGAATATACTGGCCGTGCCGGGCGAACGGCTCGATGTTGTTCGACACGTCGCCGTCATTGGTGCCCTCGACGTACACCGTGCGCACGAAATTCGCAGGCAGCCGGAAGGCCAGCGCGTAGCCGAACAGCGGCTTGGCGGTCGGGTCGGAGGCCAGTTGCGCCTGCGCGCGGCAGCAGCGCCACGGGTGCGAGCGCAGCATTTCCAGAACGGTGGGCTCGTAGCTGGTGAGAAAAAGGCGGCCAGCCTTCGATGTGCTGTCAGCGACAGCCAGCGTCGGCTGGCCCAAGTCGATCAGGGCAAGGTTGGCGATGCCAAGGTCGGTGATCGGAAGTGTCGACGCGGGCATGTTCGACCTTTTGACCCCTGCCGTGGCAGGTTACTTCACGTATTCCATGTTCCACGAAATGTTGCCCGCCGCCGCGCCCGCCGTGCCTGCGACGACGACCACGTCGTACCAGAGGTTGGGGTCGGCGGTGAGGCCCGCGTCCTGCCACACCTGCTGTCCGATTTTCGAGCCGAGCCGGTTGGCACCGAACGACACTTCCTGCCCGGCTTGGTTCGCCGCCGTCGGCGCGAGCGCCGAGGTATAGGCGTTGCCGAGGACGACAGCGCCGCCGTCCGCCGCCGTGCGGTAGAGGCCGACGGTCCACGCCGCAGCCGCCGCAAAGGCGTCGTTGAACAGCAGGATGGAGAGGATGCGCCAAGACGAGTGAACCCGCGCGATGCGGTAGGTCGATCCGTCATTGTCGGACGCAGCCTTGGCGATGGTGCCGACCATGTGGGCGGCCTTGCCTTCCGAGGTGGCGTTCGGGGAAAGCGTTTGTACGGCTGCGTCGGCGTTGGCAACGCCGGGGGATTTGGCATTAACGACGGCCATGATGGCCTCCTGTTGCTAGACGCCGAGCCCTATTGCTGGCGTTCGCATTTGCTGGCGGCGTAACGGGGTGGAAGCCGTCACGCCGCCCTCGTGAGGATTTAGATGCCGGGTCCTGTAGTCGCGGAACAGGTGATGATGCCGACCTTGGTTTCTTCCATGCGGGTCGACCCGATGATCATCGAATAGAAGACCTGCGTGGCGTAGTTCTTGTCGTCGCGCTCGCTGATGCGGGCGGAGGCGTCCTTGCCGATGCCCAGCTTGATGCCCGACTTCGTCCAGTACAGCACGTTGTCGTTGCCCGAGCCGTCCAGCGTGGTGCGCTGGATGCGGATGAACTTGAAGCCGACAAAGGTGTCCAGCTTGCCCTCGACCAGCGCCTTGACCGTGTTGTAGTCGGCGGACGTGGTCTTGGTGGTCGACAGGATCGAGGTGATCTGCCGCGCCGGGCAGGCGATGAAGCGTTCCTCGTCCGGGTCGACGTCCTTGCTGTCGAGCATTTCCTTGGCCGCCAGCAACTTCTGCACGTTGAGGCCCCAACTGCCTGCCGAGGCTGCCGGGTCCTTCACCGTGATCGGGATGGTCATCGTGGTGTCGTAGGGCGTGAGCGTCGAACCATCGACGCCCGTGTTCGCCGTGGCCGTGGCTGCGACAATGATCGCATCGTCCATGGCGCGGCCCATCGCCCAAGCAGCGGCCTGCGCGTATTGCGAGGCGGGGTCGATCAGCATCCTGACTTTGTCTTCCTGATCGACGAGGTCGGCCCAGTCGTAGTCGACGAGTGCCACGCGCCTGCGGGCGTGTGGGGTATCCATGCGCGGGGTGTCGGAGTGGCGGGAGACGCGGACCTGCGCCGCGACCGGACCAATCTGCTCGAAGTACGCGGTCTTGCCGACCACGCTTTCGGTCGAGACAGCCGACCTGAGCCTGCTGCCTTTCTGTTGCGCGAGGTGAGCAACATTCCCTTTGTATTGCTCAACAAATGCCGTCGTAATTTGAAAGCTCATAGCTAATTTCCTATGCTAGCGACACTACGCCTAGGCTTCGCTCCAGCGTCCAGCCGAGGCGAAGCAGGCGAGCGCGCAAGGTCCAATAAGCGATGCCAAAGAGTTCGGCTATTTCGGGCAGCGTGTAGTCGAGTTCGCCGACCCAATAGCGCCGGACATTGCGACGATTTTTCCCTTGAACATCGCGGGTGGCCCAACGCACGTTGCCGGGTTGA